ATGTCCTACTCCGACCCCAGGCATTGCCACCACCAGCGCGTCACCCAATGGCTCGCCGCGATACGGCAGCATGCCGCCTGGCTGTACGCCGCGGATGAGCAGTACCTGTACCTGGTGGGCGAGGCAAACGAACTCTACCAGTGCGGAATCGTGGGCCTGCAGGACCGCCACGACATGGTCACCGACGCCTTGGGGATGTACGGATGGGCGATCGAGCACGGCATAACGCGCGAGACGCACTACTGCGCGGACTGCTGCTACGACGTCCTCGGCGCTGGCAATGTCGTTGGGACGGTAGATAGCGAGGGGATATACCATGCGCCTTCCCCGGGGCGACAGCGACTGGGCTGTATCAGCCAGGATCCACTGGACGGGCAGGTCTATCTGCGCCTGGGCCAGGCGCTCGAGCGCGCCGGCGTTGTGCGCGGCCTCGTGATCGAGCTCGACGCCGGCGGCACGCTGCAACTCGTCGAGCAGTTCCCTGATGACTTCAGGCCTTGGCGGTGGGCCTGACTTTCAGCGCTCCGCCTCGTAAGCCGCTACGCCTGATCCGACGGCAATCCACCCATCCGGCGAGTGCGCGGTGTCGCAGATCGATACGTCCACCGTCTGGCCTTCCTTGGGCTCGGCTGGAAGGATCGCCGCAGTGCGCCGCAGGTCGTTCGAAGACGGCGCGAAAGTGCTTTCAGAGCAGTGGAACGCCCATATCCCGTGCTTGCCGGAACTGCCGACCTGCCTGTCGAGCTTCAGCGTCCACTTCCCCGCCAACCGAATCACCAGCATCACTAAGCTCCGTAGGAAAAGGCCATAGTCTACTCCTAATCCTGACAGGCCCTGTTGGCCGCCAGCAGTTGGGCTTCATACCCGACCCTCTGCCGTCGCTCAGCCAGCAGCGCACGGACCTTGGTCTGTAGGTCGTCGTCTTTCCGCAGCCCAGCCGCTGCCCATGCCGGCACCTCCACCGCCGGCACTCGGCAAGGCACAGCAACGGGCACTTCTACGCGCACCGTGCGCGGCTCAGGCTCGACCTGGCCGGCGCATCCCGCCAGCGCGAACACCAACCCCAGCACCTGCACCACCTGCGCCTTTCGGCTGCACCTGCCGAAAATCGCTGCACCTGCAGTCTTTCGCCACGCCTGCAGCTTCATAGGCCCAACTCCTGATCAATGACCGCCTCGGCGGCCATACACTGCTCACCGGTGGTTCGCTGGCTCAGCAGGCCCTGTGCTGCGGCATACTGCTCGGCGGCCTGCCGCCGCCCCCGATCCACAGCCTGCGCGGCACCCCGGGCGCGCTGCTCGCCGGCCAGGCGCATCGCGGCAACCTGCCGGACCTGCTCCGCCACTGCGGACTCCAACTCTCCCCGGGAGGCACGGCAGGCGACCAGATCCGCCAGCGCAGCATCGAGCTGCGGCCGGTAGTGACGCGCGCCGAGCCAGACACCGCCGGCGGCGCCGAGACCGACCAGCACCAGGAAGGCCAGCGCGATCGAGACAACACGGGCCGAGATCACGACAGCACCCTCTTCGCCCGCCCCCACAGCGCCAGGCGCTCCGCCTGGCCGTTGAGCCCGCCGTTGATGCGCCGAGTGATGGCGGCGAACTCGCCGCGGTCGGCCAGGTCGTTCAAGCCGTGACTGGCCCACCACCAGGCCGCCGACAGCGCAGCGAACTCCGGCTGCTCGAGCAGCTCTGGTTCCTGCTCCAGCGGCTGGCCCAGCCCGGCGCCGGCGGCGCGGTAGTTCGACCGGCCGGTGATCTGCAGCAGCCCGCGCCCGCGGAAGCGCCAGCCGTCGCCGGACGCCTCGTCGCCATTGCCGTTGCGCGAGGCGTAGGCGTTGTTGGCGATGGCTCGGGGGTTGCGCGCCAGGCGCTGAGCCAGGGCGTTGGGCTGGCTGTCGGCGCCGAGGTACCGGCTCGGCCAGGTCGCAGCCAGGCCGCGGGCGCTGTAGTTGAGGTTCTCCACCAGGCGGGTCAACTGGCCGCTTTCATGGCCGACCTGGGCAAGGAACGCCGCCGCGCGCACAGGCGAAGTGATACCGAAGCGCGTCATCCCGCGATTCAGCGCACCAACAAAAACGCCGGCTCGAGGGCCGGCGTTCGGGAGGATTTGCAGCAGTTGCTGCTCAGTGATAGGCATGCTGATCTCCAGGCACAAAAAAAGCCCGCAGAGTGCGGGCTGGTCATAGAGTCTCGGGCTGTATCTCATGAAACAGTAACGATCAACCCTGCTTTGTTCGTGACCCGGATCTTCACATTGATCGGCGATGCAGTCCCGTTATTGAACGTAACAGTGAAAGCCGCACCCGACGGTCCGTCCCCGTAGGTTGCAGATAGACCAGCAGAAATGATCGTCCCTGTCACGTCCCGCGCCTTTGAGCCAGTAGGGTTGCCGTACGCAACTACATTCTGGTGCCCGCCAAACCCGTCGTCATATGCGACGTCAGCATTCAACACAAACGATCCGCTCACATTGAAAGTCTTAGTCAGGCTGCCAGATGCTGGAATCGTTCCGCTAAAGTCAACAACGTTGACATATTCTGGCGAACCAACTTGCCCTCCATTCATGAGAACATCAACGTACCTGCTTGCGAAAATAACAGCGCCAGAATCAATCGCTGGCAAGGCAGTTTCACCAAACGCCTGGCCTCTCTCCCAATTTCCATTGATCATTACATCAGTATGCCCGACATACCCAAGCGGGCTGCCTGCAAAGTTTCCGCCACCACCAGTCGGACCATAAAGGCCGCAGAACTCTCTATTGCACGAGTTGAAAACTGCGGTGTTGCGCTTCGTGGAAGACGTCAACCCATTAGCAGTATTCATAATCCCCCAAATTGATTCGAATACACAGTTGCTGAACGTTACATCTACGTTCCCACCAGTTCCGCTAACCGTCTTGGTCAGGAAAATAGACTGCGAAGACAGATCGAAGAGTAGGCACTCATTCAGGAACAGGTGATTGTACGTGCAATCCTGTAGATGCATAGCGGTGCCGCACTTGTAGAAATACACACGATTCAACGAAGTTGGACCAACGTAGTTATAGGCCGGCAACCCTGTTGCAACCCCAATGGTTTTAACAGCGTCCTGATAGCTAACGAAGGCAACATCCTCAAGAACGTTGCCAGTTATGTACCTGTTACTACTTGCGTCAGGATTACCCTTCCTGATAACGATTGCAGGATTTGGATTTACAGGGGTTCCGGCTGGATAGAATGATGTATCTACAAATGCCACGCCACGGATATCGAAATTTTCATTCCTGAAGTCATTGAACGAAATATCAAGAGCGCTGTTTCCGTCAGTATATATCAGGCTACCAACTCGACTCACAACATAACCGGCAGCAACACCGCTCGTCTTGAACGTACCTCTAATTTTTACAGACGAAAACAGAGTGGTAGACCCGTTAATTACGGCTGTTGAATTTACTCGAATAACCCCATCAGGAAGATGAAGTTCTTTGTTATTTGAAATGCAGTACCTAAGAGCGGCCAAATACGATGCTGATGAGTCTATTGTCTCACTAACCACCCCACCAAAATACTCCAGCTTCACATCATCAAAAATCCTCAGCCAGCATCCAGACCCAGAAGGGTCTGATTCTCCATCGCCATCCAAGTAGTCTGAAAGGGTGGCCTGCGAACCATCCCATGGGACAGTCGGGCTAAAGATGGTTCCTCCGTCATGCTGAGATTTAGGAGTAGATGGGCTCCAAATAAAGTCCCCACCACCAGACGTTCCAAGCGGATGATATGAAGACAAAGAGAGCTTAAGATCTGTTCTTTTAGTCTGATTTTGTATATCTGCAACTGAAGATACAGATACAGTTGAGTTACCAATGATCGAAGATCCTTCGCTGGGAGACGTGCTAGTGATTTCTTGGCGAAGAGACTGATCACCACGAACAACAAGCAGACCTTCATCGGATGACCAGCTTCCAGAAAGCTCTACGGGAAATGACGCCGGCAGTTTCACGCTGTAGAGATTCCCGTCGCGCTCGATGAGTTGGGTCGGGCGATCTACGATCAGCCGCGAGCCGTCGACGTACTCCAGCGGCACCGGCTCGTAGCCCTGAGCGGCGAGGAAGTCGTTGACCTGCTGTTCGACTCCAAACCAAGTCTTTCGAGATACCCCGAAGCGGTCAACCCACGAAACGCTTTCGCGATCATTCATCGCATAGTCGAAATTCTTGGCGTTTTTGTACAAGACGCGAGGGTCTTTCGAGCCGAGCGGGAAGCCGCTGGTATCGTAGTCCATGCTTTTCTCCAAGCATAAAAAATCCCGCTCTTTGGCGGGCTAGGTTTTCGTGTGCGGGTCAGTTGGGGGCGCTGGCGTCGTCGAAGGTGTAGACCCTGGGGTCATAAATCACCGCTCGGACGGACGCCGAGGTGTTGCCGTTGGGATCGATTGAACTGATCAGGGCCGGGTATGGGTTTCCCAGCAGCAGGTGCGGCGGTTCGATTTCCCAGGAAACATCTGGGACGAAATCGATGCTGGGAATGCTCAGCCGGTAGTCGTCGATCCTGGATGCCGGGTAGCCACCGGAAACCGTTCCGTCTGGGCGTCGTAGGTACAGCGCCGGAGAGTTCAGCAGCGACCAATCGAGCGGCTCGCTGGACTCGATCAGCACCGAGTTTCCCGAGATCACGAACGATTTCAGATATGCGCTCTGCGCCAGCCCAGGGCCTGGAACATCGCCGGCGAGGGCCACATAATCCCAGAACTCGCTGTTCAGCGCGTCGAGGCCGGTATCGAACGAATACTCGGCTCGCCGGTATCGCTGTGCCATCCTGCGGCGCATCCCGTAGCGCCAGGCTCGGTCGCGGTTTGTGACGCCGACAGCCGTGATCTTCTCGACCTTCCGACCGACATCGCCGGGCAGGCGGCACTGGACGGTATCTTCGATCCAGCCGTTGGCATTGACGAACTCCACATCGACTCCGTCGTAGTCGTCCTCCGACGGAGCGCTGATGCTGATCCTCAGTGGACCATCCATGTTCTGCGGCGAGTACATGTGCCCGAACGTTGTCCTGGGCTCATCTCGAGCCGCAGAGATCACGCCGCGCTTGATCGTCTTCTCCGCATATCCGGCTGCAAGCACGTCATCCATGATCTGCGCGACCGTGACCTTGCCGTCCTCGTAGATCATGTCAAACGTGTCGCCGCGGGCTTTCCAGAGGGCGTCCAGCCGATCCAGTTCCTCAAGATCGAGATCCGCATCGGTATAGCCTCGCTCCTTCGCGATGTAGCAGAGGAACGGGACGATGTCTCGCGTTGCGAGTTCAGGCGTCCATGCTCCGCCCTGGCGGGTTGGAAGCATGCGAGTAGCCTCTACCGAGATCCGACTCTCGGTCTGTGCGGATATGCGATCAGAGGACCGATACCGAACCGCGAGCACCGTCACGCCCGCGTATGAGGTCGGCGCCTGGAGCTGCGAACGTAGGCCGTACCATTGCAGCGTGTCGCGGAACTCCAGTTCGTTTTTCCCGATGGGGTATCGCTGCCGCATGCGGATCTCTGGACGCATGGCGTACGGGAGATTCAGCCGCGTCGTGAACCCGATTTGATCGAGCGTGGCGCCATTATGCTGGTAGTCGAGCGAGGTCCATGCGCCGCCGGTATCCATATCGCGATACTGGACCGTGTAGTAGCCACTCAGCGGAATCTGGTTGCCCTTCCGGTCGATGAAGATCAAACCGTTTGGGCAAAAGATGTCCCACTCGACAACGCTAGTTTTCTCGCCCGCTGGGCACGCCGGGAATGGGCCGCGCCAACCTCCCTCGGAGTTCGAGGTATCAACGGTGATGCGCGACGTACTTGAGTTGAGCGGAGAGAATCCTGGCCAACTTGGATCGGTAGCCCCCGCAGACGTCAGGCGCTCTACGGTGATCTGCTGGGCGCTATACGCAGTGATTCGGAACCGGAGCCCGCGCAGACCGATTGCGGCATCACCGGCACCCACCTGCAGGGCATTTACGGGGGCGCCGCTGTCGTAGTTCAGCGTGAGGTTTGTGGAGTTGACGGTGTTTACGACGTAGAGCCCCGAGTTAACGCCGACGACCTGAATCTCAGTCCCGACATCCAGGCCAAGCTGCGCGATATCGCCCGAGATCGTGTCGCGCGCGCTTCCACCGCCGTCGACGACGGTGTACGGATACTGCGCCTCTACTCGCAGGATCGTTCCGGCAACCCAGTCAGACGGGAACGAGCCGGCGCCAGACGGGATAATGATGTTGCTCCCCGAGAACGTGAAGGTCGTTGCGGTTGGGTTCGGGGTCAGCGTCGAGGACTCGGTGAGTTCCAGGCCAGCATTACCTGTCGAGCTAGCGCCCACCTCCGGCGCGGAGTGCCACCAGATGGCGGATGGGTGGGAACCAAGACTCTGGCCTGGCTCGAAAATCTGGAAAGAGGCTTCCGCGCCGAGCGCGAGGAACGTGGTATCGCCGATTTTGACCCCGCCCTCCTGTATCTGGAACCGACCACGGCCAATGCACAACAGCATTTCGGTCCACTGCTCACGAGGGCCAGCGAAGTACTTCCTGGGCGGCAGGATGTAGTCGGGGAAGATCAGGCGGCGGCCAGCAACTTCGCGGATTGCATCGCCCAACTTGACCTTGTTCCCTCGCGCGCTGGAGTCGGCAAGTGACTCGCCCTGCCCCGGGTTTGTGGGCATGCCGGGCAACTGCGGCATGAGCATCCGGAATGCCGACTGGACGCCCTTGAACAGTGCCGCCGTAATGGTGAACGGATCAGTCCCGCGCGGGAGCTTGTAGATCCGAACGATGTCGCCGCGGTCGATGATGCGCTCGGCCCACTCGCCGGGGTGGATGAATTCCTCATGCCCCTTTTTCTGCTTGTCGGTCAGGTCATCGCAGAGCGCAACCTCGGCGGGGACAACACCGATGGAGAACGGGTGTACATCGTGGCAGCAGTATCCCGGAGAGTTCGCGGTCAGCCACGCATGAATAGTCATCCTGCGGCCGATCGGATGCCGCTCCAGCGGTTCTCCGTCAAGGAGCGATGGGTAGATTTCGATCACGGTAGAAGACCACCTTGGAGTATTTGTCGGAGAACTTCTGGAGCGGGGTGAGCGACACCCCGCTTCCCGGGTTGATTTCGAGAATCCGCAGGCGTCCATCCACCTCGACCAGCAGGCCTACGTGATCGAGCAGCCGCCCTCTGTAGGCCGCAGCGATGACCCCAGGCCCTGGCTCGCATTGCTCAAGCGCGCGCTGGATCTCCATATCGCACGCCCGCTGCATCGAAACCGGGGTGAGTCGCGTGACGCCGCCGAAGTCGGTCAGCATCGGCAGTCCGAACAGCTCAACCCGCGCTATGAGCGTCAGACCCCAGCAGTCCAGGCACGGCAGGGACCGCCCGCCCTCGGTATAGATGGCGGTGAGGTATCTGTTCGGCATGGGATCAAGGCCAGTATTTGAGTCCGGAGAACTCGCTGACGTTGTAGATGTGGCGCAGCGCGGCGGTGTTGATGATGTCGTAGTAACCGGCCTCGACCTGAGCAGTGAGACCCTCGAAACCCGGCGTCTTGACCCTCATGCGGTATGGCCGCTCAGCGGGCGCTGTGAGATCGCTCTCCAGGTACATCCGCAGGATCAGGGTCACATACTCGCCAGCCTCCAGGGCTTCGTTGATACGCTGCTGGGCGAATCCGGTCACGTTGTCGATTGCGAATCCGACGTTCTGGTTTCCGCTGTTGTCTCGCTTCGGAATCGATACGTCGATCGCTCCGGCAATGAACGTCAGCAGGCGCCCGTCTTCGGTCATGCAGGTTAGGTCGTCATAGCCCTGGCAGATGAGAATAGGCTCCGGCCACGCCGGGCATGACAACTCGATCGTGGCGAACTGCTGGTCTTCTCCGCCGGAGGCATAGAAGCGCTCAAGAGCCGTCGCCATGTCGAGGCCACTCCCTGTTCATCGCGATGTCGAAGATATCCGCGAGGAGAATGTACTCGGGCAGAATCTCGGCCCACCCAGGATCGATGATCGAGCGCTCTCGCATCACGACGGTTGCGTTGAAACGCCAGTGGTCGCGCCCGACGAGATAGCCCCCGTCGTAGATCCCTTCGAAGTGCAGGTTGCACGGAACGATTCCCTCCTCCGTACGCAAATCGCACTCGAACCACTTGACGCCATCTTTCAGGACGTCTCGGTACCACCCTTTGAACAGCCGAGCCTGCTCAGCAGTGAACAGCCAGGAAACCTCCAGGTTGACCGGCACATTGCTGAAGTTCCGTCGGTAGCGTGCACGGCCGCTCTGGAGGACGGTCCTGGCCATTGGCTCTACCGTCTTGAAGCCGTACCCCTCCCTGAGCGGGAAGGGAAGGCCATCAGGCCATTTGATCATCGCCCTGCCCTCTTGAATCCATATGCGCCTTCGATTGCTTTCGGGTAAAGCCCCTGGCCGGACGAAACCTTGTTGGCAAAGTCCTGTTCGACCGCATCGAGAGTTACTCGCAGGTTGTTCCCGTCCATGGTGGCGGTGGCGGAAACCGGAGGACCGTTGTTGATGATCTGCAGGCTGATCTGCGGCGAGCCCTGCGCGGTGGCGTCGCCGTTGCTGATCACCTCGCCTCGCGTGTTCGGCAGCATGTACTGCCGGCCATTCGCAGCCTGGAATACCTCTGGCGCGCCGTTCTCGTTGATTCGGTACAGGCCATTTGCCTGGACGCCTCCGCCATATTGGCGTCCTCCGAAGAGGCCTAGCATCGCTGGGATTGCTGCTGCCATTGCAGCAAGGCCTGCCGTCGCAGCGCCGCCAAATGAGGCCACAGAGGCCGCAGCTGCAGCTGGGGCATATGCGCCAGCCAACGCCCCGGCCTGAGCAATGCCCTGGGCGGTTGCGGTCGCTTGCATGCTCTGCCCCATGATGAAGTTCTTCGCCTGTTCGATGCCGACCTTGACGAGGGCGCCCACGACCTGATTCAGCATGGCGCCGGCCAGTTGCCGCATGGCGTCAGCACCGTTGTTCGCCCCGGTTATCAGCCCAGTCAGAGCGTTCGTGCCGGCCTGCTGCACCTGATCCAGCGTTGCCATGATCATCTCGTTGCCGGCAGCCTGGCGGCGGAATCGCTCCTCCTCCAGTTGCTTCATCGTGGCATCGTGCTGTTGCTCTGCCTGCGCCTTGAGTTCCAGGTAGCGCTGGTCCTCGAGCAACTTGGCCTCGTTCAGCTTTTTCAGATTCTCCAGTTCGGTCTGGTAGCGCTGGTCTTCGCCGGCGATCGGGTCCATCTGCCCCAGCAACTGCTTGTTGGCTTCGACCTGTTGCGCTTCGTACAGAGCTGCGGCGAGCGCGCGGACCTGGGCGACCTGCTCCGGCGTGGCGTACTCGTTGAGTTGAAGTTCAGCCTGGGTCTGCATCAGGTCCTTGCCCTTCAGGCCGACAAGAGCGAGTTGCTGGCCGAGGCCAGCAATGGTGTCGATGTTTTCCTTCTGCGCCTGGGCGAGTTCCTGAGCGGCTTTCTTGGCTGCCTTCTGCGCCTCGGTGAGCTTCTTCGTGCCTGTCGTGGCAGCGGCCTCGGCGTTGACAGTGCCTGTCTTCCCGCCCGATTTACCTGGCTGCGATGACGTGGATACCTTCGGCGCTTCTACAGGGGGCTTCTTCTCTTGGCTCTTGTAGAAGTTTTCAATCAACGCCTCAGTGGCCCGAATGTCAGCCTTGAGCTTGTTGATCGGATCCTCGTTCTCTACCTTCAGCCCGAGCGCCCTTAGGTTGTCCCGGGCCTTCTCCAGTTTCGCAAGTTCTTCCCTTTGGTCGGCTAGCGACTCATTGAGGCGGACAATGTCATCAGACGCAGCCATCCCGCCGCTAAGCTGGTAGGCCAGTTCTTCAGAGGCCCACTGAACTATCCGGACGGTTTCTTTCGCCCCGTCAATGATCTTGTTCAGCGCACCAACCACTCCAGCAGCCAAGTCCTGCGCCGCCTTGATGGTCTCGGGGTCCTGCAGTATCTCGGCCAGCTTCGCAATGTTGCTGGTCAGAACCTGGCTGGCGCCGCTCGACTCGTTCACCTTGCCGATGAACACCGTCATGCTGTTGCGAAGCTTGGTAAACGAGTCTGCGACCGATGTTTCCATCTCATCGGCCAGTGCCTTGTTCTCGTCCCGGGTGCGGCGCAACCCTTCGTTCAGCGCCTCGACAGACAGCTTCCCGCTGGCGCCCAACTGCCGGATTTCAGCCTGGGTCCGCCCGGTAGCCTCGGCGATGCCTTCGACGATCGACGGCGTCGCGGCCATGATCGAGGCCCAGCCATCGGCTTCGACCTTGTTCTTCATCAGCGCCTTGGACCACGCATCCATGGCGGTGGTGGCTTGGTCGGCGCGCGCGGCGTCGCGAACCAGCGCGTAGGAGAACGAGTCGGTGATGTCCAGGACGTCGGACGTGGTGTAACCGAGATCCCTGAGCGTGTCAGCCGTAGCCAGGTAGACCTCTTGAGCCTCGCTCAGCGCCCGGAAGGTGCCGTTGGCGGTCTGCAACAGCCGCTCCTGCACCATGGCGTACTCTTCGGCGCTGCTGGTAGCGTTCCGAATGCGCGAGGCCATCTGGCCGTACTGGTCGGAAAGTTCGATGACCGACTGGAGCGTCCGGAGCGAAAGGTAAGCAGCAACGACCCGGGTCAGCCCGCTGTATGCCGAGGTCTGGGCGCCGATCTGCTGGTTGGCCTGCCGCACAGCTCCCGCCACCCTGGTCATGCGGGTCTGAAACTTCCCAGCAGTCGCATCGGTCCGCTGCATGGAACCCTGCATGCTGTCCAGCGAGCGATCGGCGGCGTTCGCACCGTTGACGAGGCTGGAGGTATCCGCCTCGACGGTGTAGTAGATGCTGCCGACATTCTCAGCCATCAGGGTGCTCCTTTCGCCCGCGCCTTGCGCTTGGCCTCGATCTTGTCGAACCACTCCATCGTCGCGTCATGCTCTGCCGCGGTCGGGGCTCTGGCGCCCGGAGCGTTCGATTCGGTTGGGGGGTATTTCGCGCGCAGGGCGCCGATCAGGCCGGTCATGGTCATGGACCAAGCTTCGCGCTCGCTCAGCCCCAGGTGCGCTATCGCCGTCGCGACGTACTCCCGCGCAACGAATTCCCCCGAGTAGTTCGGCTCTTCGTCGTGGCGCCGGGGGAGCGGCGGAAGCGCCCCAGTGACGCCGTGCTTCAGCAGGCAGCGCGCGAGAGGCACAAGGTGCTCGACGTCCGCAGTTCCTGGCCGGTAGACCAGGTCCTGATCGTAGTAGCCAAACACGTCGGACAGGTCCTGCTCACTACAGGCCATCACCACGGCCAGGGCGTCCGCGAACTGGTCCGCCTGATGCTTCTCGGTGATCGGGTCGCTCATGACGCGCGCGAAGACGTCGACAATCTCGGCCGGCGTACCGAGCTGGGTCATGGCGTACAGGGACGGCCGCAGGAGAAAGAACTCCCCCGAGGCCGTGTGTACGCCTATCTCACCGATCTCGGTGAGGATCACGGTGCAGTAACGGTTACCGGAACGGTCACGCTCACCGACGGCCGCGCCGCACTGGTGATTTTCACCGTGGTGGTACCGACATCAACGCCGGTAACCAGGCCGGTAGAGCTCACGGTAGCAATCGCCGGCGCCGCACTTTCGTAGACCAGGCCAGGAGCCGCACCGGTCGGGGATACAGCGGCGGTCAGTTGCTGGGTGGCGCCTTCGGCGATCGAGACGGAGGTCGGCGAGACCGTAATGCCCTGCACCAGCGGGACGACCGTGACGGTTGCGGTATCGGTGACGCCCGGGGCGACGCTGGACGCGGCGGTGATCGTGGCGGTACCGGCCGACAGCGCGCTCACCTCGCCGGTAACCGCGTTCACCGCAGCCACGGTCGGCGCACTGGAGGTCCAGCGCAGGCCTTGCGGAGCGCCAACAGGCAGCACGACGCCCTCGAAGTTGAAGCCCTCGCCAACGGTCAGCGAGAGAGTCTCCGGCACGACCTGAATGCTGGTCGGGTCCGGCGCATCCGCGTCAGGGGTGTCCTCGACGATCAGGCCGAAGTCCGAAGCGGTCGCCGATGCCTCGAAGCTGTAGGTGGTGACATCGTCGTACGGCGCGGAGCGACTGAGGTTGCTGATGAGCATGAATGCGGTGAACGTCAGGTCCGGGAAGGTCATGCGCATCCAGGCAACAGGCTGCCCGCCGGTCGCGTCCGGCTTCACGACATGCTTCGTCAGGTCGATCAGGTTCTGCGCGCCGGCACCGGAGGCCTTCACGGTACCGTCACCGGAAATGGTCAGCGTCTGGAAGCTGGCCAGGTTCTCGCGCAGCGCGCCGACCGAGTCGGAATCGGTTGCGTCGATGGTGTCCCATTCGATAGTGAACTCCTTCGTGCGGAGCGACCCGAAACGGAGCCAGTCAGTCTCCGCCGGCAGCGCATCGCCGCACCCGATGTAATACTCGAGCACGACGTCGCGGCCCGGAAATTTGAGCTTCTTGCAAGCCATGTCTGGCCTCCTGATTAATAGAGAACTTCAAGGTCCAGGCTGTACCAGGCCCGGTTTTCGGTGGTGTATCCGGGCCCTATCGGCTCGCCGATTGCCCGAACAGATGCGGCGCCACAGGGGACGCTGTCACCAAGCGCTGCCTGCGCCAGGGTCTCGATTGAGTTGCCGACGTCGACAACGTGTTTCCTGACGCCCTTCGGGCCGAGGATGATCACCTTGAACCGCAGGCGACGGACGTCGACCTGAGTCGGCGGACCGCCGGTTTGCTGGATCGCTGCGATGAATGCCGAGTCGAGCGAGGGGTGGTCGACCCACATCCCACGGCTGTACAGGTAGCCCTCGCCCAGGATCGAAGCCAGCCAGTCCTGGAAGGCGTCGTAGGGGGTCATACGCGGTAGGTCCTGCGGAGGATGGCCGGGATAGCTGGAATGATCTGGTCAAAACCTTTCGTGAGAAACTCAGGCTCCGCATTCGGATCCCAGTAGTCTCCCCGGCTGGGGTCGTTCTCGTCGCGCGGCTGGCCGGCGAGAGTGCCTGGCGCTTCGTGGACTGCTGCCGCGTAGGCGGCGGTGTAACCGACGCTCCCCTCGACCCCGTTGGAGCCAACAGTGATCTGGGGGGCCGTTTGACTGTTGACGAGAGTCGATGTGTCGATCGGTGTCATCGTCTGCGCCATTGCCGCTCCCTGGCTCAGTACCTCGTAAACTGCGCGCTCGGAAACACCGCCGGCGATGTTTTCGACAGCCACACGAAGATTCCGCCGGACGCGGTCGATTCCTTGGATTGCCATGTCAGGTCACCAGCAGAAAGTCCGGCTGTTCGCCGAAGAAGCTCATGTCCCAGTTCGTCACCGAGCGAATCTCTTCCCAGCCGTTGGAACCATCGAACTGGATCAGGTCCAGGTACTTCGGCCGGCGGTCTTCGGTGTAGATCTGGTGGCGCGACACGAACTCGGCGCCGTTGTTGTCGCGGACCTGTTCGCCCTTCGCTACCCAGGTGCAAGCGATCTCGTACTCGGGACCGTAAACGGCCTCCTGCGTCGAAAGGTCGAAGTGCAGGAATGGCCGAACCGTCGCCGTGTTGGTGTAACTCCAATTCGCTGTCGTGCTCATGAGTCACCACACATGCAGCCACCGCGCGCGATCCAAAGACCGCCGTGTGCGGTCTGGGTTGGGTTCGGGGGAATCAGCCCCGTCGCACATCCGTACTTGTCCAGGGCGTTCAGCAGGGCCAACTGCGCCTTCCAGCGATCAGCAAAGGCCTGGTAGCGGAACGATCGAGAAGCGCCGGATGGGGCCGTCTGGCTGCTGATGTACTTGTCGGCCTGGGCCAGGGCGAATAGCGCCAGCAGGTAGGCCTGAATCAGCAGCGCGGTCGATGCCGGGTAATGGGCATCCAGGCAGTCCTGGATCTGCTGCAATTGCTCGATCCACGCCGCAAGGATGAAATCGGGCACATTGTCGATGCCCTGGCTCTGCAGGTACTGCCGGGCCTGTTCAACTGTGATCATGTCCGATTCCTGGAAGAAGAAGGCCCCATTTCTGGGGCCAGAAACGACGAAGCCGCCCGCAGGCGGCCTCTCGTCACGCACCGGTCACTCGGTTTTCGGCGGTCGCCCTCGGCGTTTCTGCTCGACATCCGAACTTGCAGCCGGCGTAGCTGCTTCGAGGACAGAATCACCGCCGAGGGGGCGCACGTTGGGTTTCAGCGACGGGTGAAGGTGCTCCAGTTCCACCACGTCGCCCACGCTTACGCCATGCCAGGCGCGGGTCACTTCGTAGCGCACGTCGCCCCCTTACGCCAGGTTGGCGCCGTAGATCACGCCGGACAGACCTTCGTCGTCCTTCTTCACCTGGATGCCCATGGCGCTCATGATCTGGAAGTTGTAGTTGACCTGCGGCAGCGGGCGCGGCAGCGGCACAACGCCGGTAGCCATGCCGACCAGCGGGGTGACCACGTCGCGACGGCGCTGATAGCCCAGGAACTCGTTGCCCGACAGGGCGAAGGTCTGACGAACCTCGCGCGCCGGGATGAAGCGCATGACCGCATCGAGCACGGTGCCGGCCACTACCGCACTCGCACCGCCGCCCATGGTGATCATGTACGGCTGAGCGAGGTTGGCGTTGATTTCCGGGGAAACCCAGAGCACGTCGTAGGCATCGACCTTGTTCGTGCGCGCGGCTTGGCCGAATGCGCCTTTGGTGAAGAAGTCGATGATCTGCTGCGGCGTGGCAGTGGTCAGGTCGATGTTCGCGCCGCCGGCGCCGGAGCCCAGGTTGACCTTGATGGTGTTGCGGTGGTTGCGCAGGCCCTGAGCCGGGTAGTTCTCGACCTGAATGTTGGTGGCACCGTCCAGGGTGTAGGCAACGATCCGCTTGTTGAACTTGCGGAACTTCGCAGCCTGCGAGTCCAGAACCAGGTCGATGCCGACGGTGTTCATGCCGGCGGCATGGCGCCAGTTGACACCGTAGCCGGCGGTGAACACCGGAATGGGGTCGCCGTCGGAGTTGTACTCGGTGTGATCGAAGGAGTACGGGGCCTGGCCGTCGATGCTCACCGACACGTCATCGGCGATGTCGCCGACCACGTTGTAGAGCTTGGCGGTCTTGCCGATCGGAAGCACGGTCTGCACCTGCAGGAGGTCGTTGACGATCTCCATGCCGGTTTCCTGGTTGCGGTACTGGATGATCTGGGCGTCGATCTCTGCCCAGAACTCACGACCCAGGCCGGCGAGCGCGTTGCAGGCCAGCATTTCGGGGGTCATGGCGCCACGATGGTGGGTGATCATCGCGGCGTTCTGGTTGTTCCAGATGTTGCGGTTGGCCTGCAACTCCTGGAAATGGCCCATCAGGCGGGGATGGGCGGCGATTGCTTGCTGGGTGAGGAACATGTGTCCGTACTCCTATTAGGGCGCCGGGGCGGCGACACTGCCGACACGGAAGCGGATGCGGATGAAGTCGGTTTCGCCGGAGGCGATGACTGCATCGTCCTGGCTGTAACCGAGGACCGTGTCGGTATCGCTCGACGCGATGGCACCCTGGCCACTGGTTCCGAGCTTGATCGGCGTGTCCTTCTTGTAGGTACCGGCCGGGCACAGCACGGCGAGTTCGCGACCCTCTTCGACGTAGTTGCCCACGGCCGAATGGCCGGCGGGAACCGCATCGCGGATGTTGAGACCTTCGTGGTGAGCGCAGTCGATGACGTAGAGTCGGCCAACGCTTGCGCTTGCCTGGGCGAACAGGTCGCTGCCATTGATCACGGCGAACGTGCCGGGCAGGAGAGCCGCGGCGGTCTTGCGGGTTTCGGTCTTGAACAGCGACTTGCCGTCGATGTTCACGCGACGATAGCGAGACATGGCTTACTCCTTCGGCAGGTTGGCGATATCGGCGGTGAGACCGCCTTTGTCGGTGGCGGCATTGGCGCCCAGCGGGGCGGACTCGCCGCACTGCTTGAACATTTCCTTGAGCGCGTCGCCGGCCAGGCTGTTGGCGATGACCTCGCCGAACTTGGCCTTGACAGCTTCGCGCATGCTGTCTTCCTCGGCGCGCTGGTTGGCGGTCAGCGTGTCGGCCAGGGCCTTGTGGTTGGCGACCAGGCCGTCGACCTTGTCGGCCAGGGGCTTGATGATGGTGTCCGCCAGTTCCTTGATGGCGTTGGAGGTGTTGGTGCCGATTTCCTTCACGATTTCGGCCTTTTCTTCGGGGGTCAGGGGCATGTCGCCCTCCTTCTCAGGTTGATCAGGCCGAGCCTGACGATGGGTGAAAATGTTCTTGATGCTGTTGGCCACCATGGCGACCCAGGACTCTTGCCGGACAACGGGCTGGCCGGACTCGTCGAAGACAATCTTCCCTGCCTCGACCTTGTAGCCGTACACCTCGGTCACACCGCCGTTGAGGCTGATCACGGCCTGGGAATCGGTGAAGTCGGCAACCCATGCGTACTGGTCGGGGCCGGAGGCGAATCGCTCCTTTGCGGCTCGGTCCAGGCGCTGCTCACGCTCCCGGTAGGACTCGCCAACCAGGGCGCCGGAGTTCGGCTGAAGCGGCACAGCCTGGTCCGCGTTCACCATGAGGCCGACGCCCTGCTCAGGAGTGGCCGCCCCTACCTCATGCAGCAGGATCGCGTCGTGGTCCATGCTCTGGATGTCGGCGACCCACTCCGCGCCCTGGGCACGCTGGCTTTCGTTCGGCTCGATGCGGTTGAGGAATGCTGCAACGCTGGTATGGATCGGGGGAACGTCCTCCCCCTTCTCCAGCGCCTCGACGCGCTGCAACAATTCACGACCGCCTTCCGTGGACTTGGCGAACTCGACGTCGACCCACTTCTCCATGTAGACCCGGTTGCCAGACTTCTTCACGTTGCGGTTCCAGGCGCCGACGTGGGCGGCGTTGATCCCCTCAGGCGAGAACGCAGACACGAACTTCCCGTCGACCATCGGGTGCCCGAGCGGCGCCAGCGTTCCCTCCAGGCCTGGGTAGTGCTTGTCGATCTGCTCGGCGGTGTAGAGACCACCGTTCATGACCACCCCGGCCGGCAGGGTGTAGCTCGGCAGAACCAGGTGTTCGCGCCCGTTGTAGGTCTCACGTCGAATACTGGCGCTGTTGACCTGGGTGGTGATGTTGACCTGCATGGGCATGGCTCAATCCTCTTTCGCCCAGGGCCCGCGCCCTTTGGCTTTCATGACTTGGTAGTTGCGGCGAGCGCGCTCGACGATGGCCGGGACAACCGGGTTCCCTTCGTCATCGACCAGGACCTCGACCTGACTGCACTTGCAATTTATTGGGTTTCCGTCTCGGCTGTACCAGTCCCTCACCTCGTCCGAGGTGTAGAGCCTGGCGTGCCTAGCCGCGTGGGTGGCCCTAGTGCTGGGGGATAGGGCCGACATGTGCATCAGCTTCGACTGGACGCCGTAATCGGCCTCAGCAGCGTCTTTCTCGTCCCAGCGAGCCCTTCGGAGTGCGGTAGTGACCTCGGTGCGGGCGATGCGATGGCCGCGACGCGCCTCGATGCCGGTCTGGGCGGTCAGGTCCCGTGCGATTTCGCGGGGATTCTTCCCGCGCCCCATGCCCTCGGCGAGAATGCGCGCCATGTCGGCCTTGACTTGGCCGGACAAGCCCTTCATCTCCTCGAACTCCCGGGCGCGAAGCAGTGCCATCCGCGCGCGGTAGGCGTCGGATCGAAGCAGGACATCCAGCGATTCCCGGCCGGCGCGGTATGCGGGCGATTGCTGCGCCAGGTTGGCGTGGGTCTGCGCAGTCCCGCGGATGTAGGCAACCCCGACGTAGGACTCGAAGAACCAGAGGTCACGCTCCCCGCCCTCTTGCAGGATCTCGTCGACCATCAGGTTGGTGTCGGCGAAGATCGCGGAGAGAAGGGCCTGATCGAGACGGTAGGTGTACTGCTCGTTCACCATCGGCTGGGCCGGGATTCGATCCAAGGCAGCGACATAGCCATCCCGGATTTTCCGCATGCGCCTGTCGAACTCGCGCATTGCGCCTCTTTCCAGGCGATCTACCCCGGTCGGGTCACTGCTGCTCGCCGGTAGGATCGGTGCGCGCGGCATCTTCATCCTCCGGTTCGGTGTCAGGTAGCGGATCACCACCCTCGAGCGGGTCGTAGCCAGCCTCTTCGCGTATTTCCTCCGCCGTGAACACGGGCTCGCCAGTGCCGATTGCGGCGCTGTTGATCTCGCTCATGGTCTTGGAGTTGGCCAGGCGCTCGGCCTTGGTTGGAACGGTGAGGTCATCCCAGATTGCCGTGAACTCGGCCTTCAGCGGGACCACGCCGATGCGCATCAGGTGCCCGAACAGGTCGTTGATCTCGAACGTCAGTTCTTGCACCCGGCGCGCCTGGCATCTGGCGTTGTGGTACTTCTGATCCTCACTGCTCGCCCTTTCGCCGGTCTGCATGCCCACCAGGATCTTGGTCGGGATGTCGACGCCGGCGGCGGCGGTTTGCAGGTTGACGTTGTACGTTGGGCTGGGGTCCGAAACAGCGGACACCATCTGCGTGACGGTCGCCCCCTGGGTTGGGAGCAAGACATCGTTCCCTCGGTTTAACTGACGCGCTGCCTCGTTGAAGCGCTCGTTGAGCGCATCGATCGTCACCCCATACGTACTGGCGATCTCGCCGAGCTGAATCTCCTTGTCGAAGTTCAGCAGGAGCTGGCGTGCGGCGTTCTTCAGGAACGATTCGCCACTGCCTCCCTCGACCTTCTCCAAGCTGATGAAGGAGTTGTAGGCAGGCTCCAGGAATCCGATTGCATCGCCGGTCCAGTCTCCGAGAATGAACACCCGGTCCGGATGGATATCTCGCACCAGACCGGGACGACCGGCTTGGGAGGCCTCGGTGTATTCCCACATGGTGGGCTGCCCGTAGGTCTCGCTATCCTGTTTCTCGTCAAACGTCTTGGGCTTAAGGCACCCGGCCCAGGCCGGGGTGACCTTCGCCAGGCCATTGACCTTTCCCGTGACAGGCCTGTCCCACGGCTGGCTATCCCTGATGTGCAAGAGCAACCCGGAATACCGACCCACCAAGCGGCGCCTGTCGGCTTCGGAGACAGCCCGCCAGAACCTGCCGCCTGCGATCAATGGCTTGTTCTTCCTCTCCCACTCGGTTTCGTCCTTGGAGCGGTCCTGGTCGTCACCCTCGATGACCTGCGGATTCGTCTTCCAGCACGTGGTGACGATCTTCTCGACCGCGCCATGGGCGATACCGCCCCGCCGGTACATGGTGTACAGGTCGTTGAACGTGATTTCCTGGGGGAATCCGTACTCGCACCATGCCTGCGGCCGCTTGGCGTCATGGCCGATGCCATGGTTCAGCAGGCTCATTCGCGCACGCGCGACAGCACTGCTCATCGCGTGGTTGACCGCGAGGTCGAGTTTGTCAGTCATGGTCAGTCCGATTTCAGGATGAGGCCTGGCTTGTCCGTCTCGCGGACCAGTTCGACAGATGAGAGGTTGGGGTCACGCCAGACCATCGTCCCTTCAGCGCCAGCGTTCTCGACCGCCACGGCGCGGGCGCAGGACGTGCAGCGAGCACGGACCACCATGGAGCGGCTGGTTGCGCGCTCCGTGAGGATGAAGATGGCCATCAGCGGGCTCCGGGAAGAAGGATGCCAAGCGGCGCGGCTCCGCCCAGTTCGGTCAAGGCGTAGACCATGGCATCCAGCCGGTCCGGCGACTTCTTCGCCGTCGCGGGGATGTACTCCATGAGCTGGTTCTCCAGCAGATACAGCGCGCCTTGGTGAGCCACCCTGCCTTGCTCGTACAGGGCGGATATCGGCTCAGCACGGGCGAACTTTCCCTTGTTGGCGTGGATTCGGATGATTCGCCCCTTGAAACCCGCGTTCTTCAGGGTCTCTTCCGCCATGTCGCCGCCTTGGTTCGTCTCAATAACGATCGCGTCGGCCTGGTGCTGCTCGTATGCAGCCATAGCCTTTTTCGCCCAACCGGCTGGTGAGTATTTCCCACTGTAATCGCCATCGACCGAGAACTGGCGGGAGTCACCAGCACCGTAGGAACTCGCCGCCACGATCCCAGTTTCGTCGCTCTCGTCGCTGTTGGTGGCCTGGGGATCGATGGCCACTACGCACCGCTTGCGGTCGGCCCTGATCTGCAATTGATGCGCTGCATTGATCAGTTGCTCGGTCCACAGCGCCCCCTCAGCGTTGAACCGCCGAGGTTTCTGCATGTACTGGGCTTCTGCGGTGCGTCGATGCGAGAAAAGCGCTGTGCGGTGGCTCTCGTTGTGCTTGAAGGGCCATAGCCAGCCATCCGGAAGACCATGCTCGACCGGGATTCCGTGAGTGTTTTCCGCTGGGTACGGCTCGCTGTTGTCGATGATCACTGGCAGGTTGAGGTGATGCCACATCTCCCCTGACCCGCCTCGCAGAAGGTAGCCGCTCAGGTCGTGGTAATGGATCCTCTGCATGATGACGATCATCGGCGTCGTTTCCAGCGCCAGGCGGGACTTGATCGTCTCGTTGAATCGGCTATTCACGCCGTCACGAACAGTCTCGCTGTATGCATCGTCCGGTTTTACCGGATCGTCGATGATCAGCGCGCCCTGCCATCCAGGCTCCATGTGGCCGGCGCGAAACCCTGTCACCTGGCCGGCGGCGGACGATGCATAAACCCCGCCGCCATGCTCAGTCCACCACATGGCCTTGCTGTCGGCGTCATCTCGCAGCGACATAGGCCACATGGCCTGATACGCCGAGGACTTCACCATACCGCGCGCCGTACTGGAGTTCAGTAGGGCCAGATTGTGCGAGTAGGACAGGTGCATGAACCTGGCGCGGTTGTTCATCGCCAGGCCACGCCCGATCATGTTGATCGTCGCCAGCTCGGTCTTTGTGTATCCAGGAGGCACGTTGATGATCAGGCGCTGGATCTCACCATCCACCACCCTGTCCAGCGTCTCCTGGATCACGCGGTGATGCGGCGCGACGATCATCTTCGAACCCATGCGCTGCTTGAAGAAGTAGCGCGCGAAGTAAAGGCCGTCCGCCTCGCACTCTACCTTTCGAGCGAGGGTAATGGGGTCAGCAATCATCTTCCGCGAGCATCTCTCGGCGAGCCTGCATGTAGTCCTCCTTGGTCAATGTGGCAACTGCCAGAGGACCACCATCAGGACCGGAAACTTCATGCTTCGTCGCAGACTCCCATCCCTGCATCTTTGCCAGTTGCTGGATGGCCTGCAAAGGGCTATGGGTCTTGATCCGAATGCCATCCTTCGTAGCAGCCAGTTCAGAGATTGCGGCCATCTTCTGCGGGTCTTGCAGGACGGAATCTTTGATCTTCCATGCCGCCTGGATGACGGGCTGGCCATCCTGCTCACCGATCTCGTAGGAGCCGAACTCCACCAGGTCAGCCAGATCGGTACGGGCGAATCTGGAAAGACGCTCCAGGGCCTCCTGACGGGTCATCACCGCATCGGTAACGGCGCTGGCATTCAGTTCTGCCATTCTTGCGGCAATCTTGGGGTTATCGATCAACTCTTTTGCCGTACGATTTACGGTCTCAGGCTTCATGTTCTTGGCGTCGTAGCTGAGCCTGTACGCCTCACTGGCATTCCCCGTCTTCAGGTATGCCAGGCAAAAGGCTTCCTGTTTGGGTGTCAGCGCCATGAGAGGTCTCCACCGAATATCTGCCGGCGCCGGGACCAGGCGTAAAGTACGAGCCCAGCATGGAGGATCACCGAAAATGGATTAACCGGTGCGCCCTTCATGATTCCGTACAGGATTCCGAATGCACCACCAGCCACCAGGTAGAAGGAGATACCCAATAGGGGCTGCCCAGACAACTGGACGGTGCGCAGGAACTCCAGAGCAGCTACAACGACAAGCACACACAGCAGCGCATCCAGCGCCGCCAGAATCGACATGATCATGATCAGGTTCCTCTCGTAGGAAGGAACCGCTCTGTGATTGCCGTTACTGCCGCCTTCAGGCCGGGGATGATATTCATCGCCAGCAAACCAATGGTGAATGCGACACCACTCAGAAATGCGTCATCGAGTGGAATCTCGTACTCACGCGAAAGCCATGCGGCAACCGGAGCAGTCCAATAGGTTGA